AAAGTAGGTTTCTAGTGCTTGTAATACGCGATACCACATTACAAACCAGCCTTGCGTAAGCCGATGCTTACACCTTTATTGGCTAATTGATTAAGCCTGCGTTGTGGAAAGCCAGAATCAATAACGGGCTGCACAAACGGTTGTGGTTTGGTGCCAAATTCGTTTATTTTCCAGCGAATACTCTCCGTTACTCTAGCAGCGGCCTTGCTGTCGCTAATCCCTAGTTTTCGCTTAACCCAATCATTCAACGGGCCAAATTTAGGCCAATAACCCGGCTTTGTGCCTTCTTCTACATAACGCGCATAATTAACGTGTGGGCCTACTCGGTATTCAAATGCGTTAATCCGGTCTGCTTTAATGCTGTCGGTTAAGGTTGAAAAGGCCTTTGGTGCGTGCACCTGAATTTTATCGCCCGTTTCTATTGCCGCACCTAAAACAGCGTTAGATACCTCACGCCCCACCTCTACCGGTGCTTTTTTCATCGCAGCGCGAAAGGCTTTGTCGTTAAATTTTATGTCGATGCTGTCGCTCATGCGGCGGCCTCGTACATTTTTATTAAATTTTCCACCCAGGCAGCGGCGGTGGTGGCTTTGCTTTGGCTACCCATGCCTCGGTGTAGTTGTATGGGATTTACGGTGCCACTGTTGGCCAGTTCTGTCATGGCGCCTATGGTGGCGAGTAATAGCAGTAAATCGCGGTCATTTTCGCGAATAGTGGTTTTTCCGACCGTCTCAGACAGCGTATGCGTGGCGAAATAATAGAATTCATACCGTGCACCTAAGCTGCTTATCTGCTGCTGCGTTGGGGCTGGGGTTAATACAATTTTGTATTCGTCGGCCTCTTCCACGGCTGATAATGCAGGCAATCGCCCAGGGTGGCGGCAATCCCACGGTTTGTATTTGTGCTGCTCGCTACGGCCCCATACCCCTGCTTTGGGTAACATAAAATCTGCGGGGGCGGTGTAGCGGCTTTGTTCTGCGGTTAGTTCAACCGAGCCCACGAGTGTACGGGGGCGTTTTCGGCCAAAGCCTACAGCGGCTGCATTTAGTAGGCGCGTAAAGTCGGCATCGTTCGCGGCGCTAAACTTGGCTGCACAATCTTTTAGGCTGGCTTTTAAATCATCTACCAAGGCACTTAGCTGCATGCTCATCGGTAATCCTCAATAAGGTTTTGCCAGCTAATGTTTTTTTGCTGCATGTGCGGGCGGTCTATTTTGCCGGCCACCCAGCTACCGCCCCAATCCATATTTACATCGTCAGCTAGGCTGCCGTATAAATCCCAAAGGGCCAAATCGTCCGGCTCTTTATCGCCCCACACTGGGCGGCCTTCGCGCAGTGGTACGGCATCTAATGCAAGGCCATAATTGTGGTAGCTTTGCCCCGGTGCGGCATAAGTGAGTATGCGCTTACCCATTTGTGGGCCTACGTCCATTAATATGCTGGCTAAATCTGCACGGCCCCATTGCTCACACAGTTCATCTGCTTTGTGTTGAATTTGCGCTAAGCTGCGGCCATTGCGGTACAGTTTTGCTTGCTCGCTAAATGATCGATGGGTGCAGTAAATGAGCAGGTCTAAGCCTACAAATTCGGCTGCACTGTCTAATAAAACAGCCTGGGCTCTAAAGCCCGGGCTTAAATCATCTATTGAACGGCTTGGCATGTTACTCAGCCGCCCCTAAATCTGCACGGCGCAAGGTTTCAGTTAGCAAACCTTCTAATACACCTTTGCGTGGGTTGTCGGCATGGTCTTCTAGTTCTTGCAGTACCACTAAATCAGCATCGCTTAAGTCTTCTAGCGCATCTAACACGCTTTTTACATTGCCTGTTAATAGCTCGGCTAATGGGTTTTCTGGCGCTGCTGGGGCTGGTTTTTGTGTTTTAAAATTAGGGGAAAGGGTTTCTTCAACCTCGCGTGTTTCACCGGGTTTAATGGATTTATTACCCACGTAAATGGTGTGCTCTTTGGTGTTTGTAAATGCAATTAATGGCATATCAATCTCCTTTATCGTTTAAAAGATAGCCCCCGTTAAGGGGCTATTGAGGTACCGGCGTTATCGACCGGTAAAGGAGAAAGCCAAAACAGACGTTAGGCGGTTACGGATAGGCGTTGGCGTTTTAATGGCTGAGTATTCTTCGCCATAGGCTTGCTTTTGGCCTGTTGGTACACCGTTACTATCCACCGCTTCAAATGGCATGCCCGTTTGGAATGGTTTTGCCACGGTGTACGTAGTCGTACCACGTTGCCCCATAATGATTCGTTCATCACCTAAATCTACATTCGGCGCATTGGTTGCCCATGCAGGTATGTTTTTAATGGTTTCCAAGTCACCGGCGGCTGTTTGATCCGTGCCTGCTTTTTTATTGCTGGTGTAGAACTGTTCAGCATTGGTAATGCCATCGTTTAATACAGGGCTCATTAACATAAAGTCTGGGTTAATAAAGCGGTCTGCATTTAATAATGCCTTACGCGCACCAACGGTTCTTAATACATCATTCATGCGTTTTTCAACCGTTAACGATCCAAGATTGGTATCAACTTTGGCAATGTTAGTGGCGTAGCTGTAGCTCACATCATCCGCCCCTGCTGCATCTGCTGGTGTTACGGGTACGCCTGCTTCATCTACATATTGAATGTAGCCTAAGTTATAGCTAGTCACTCGGTAGTAAGTGGCCGCTGCTTGATTGCCAGAACCATCGTAAGCACCAATAGCAGCTCCATTTAAACGCACGCTAATGGGGTTTTCTTCTGCTCCAACGGGGTTGCCTTGCAGATCACGCTGCTGGTGTGGGCGCACAATGGGGAATTGCGCTGTTTTAATCGTGCTAATTGTTGAGCCATCGAGTTGGCCATCAATCGCCTCGGTCGTGATATCAGAGGCTAAGTAGCTATCTGCACTGCGCTGAATTTCATTACAAATACGGCGTACTACTAATTCACGCATAAAGCGTGCGTTGCTTTCAATATTACGGGCGTAGGCATCCCAATCTATACCGCTGGTGCGTGAGAAGTGCATCACCTCGTTTGAGATAATAAACGCGATTTTCATTGGTAAAATATACGCTGTGTCCATCGCTTGGCTTACGCTGGCACGGTGAATAGGCTGGTTTTCGTACACAATGCCATCGTTTAGCACGGCCGAACCATCGCGCGTTTCATACGGAATTTGCGTAGTGGCTGTTGCGCTAAAATCAGTTAGCGTGTTGACCAACTCTAATACGCGCAAATCAGACAATGCCTCGCGAATAACGGTACGCTGGAAACCAATTGGCAAACTGGTGTCGCTAGTGGCTGTAGAGCCGCCCGATAACAACACAGCTTCACGTTGAATAGCCGGTGCGTTCATTCGGTCAAACTCAGCCAGCACTTTTTCAACAAATGGGCTGGCTTTTTCAGATAAATTTAATTTCCCCACACCCGCTTGTGATGTTTGCTTTAACCCTGCATTAATTTTTTCTTGCAAGGATAAGGCGGTGCGTTGATCAGTTTGGCTAATACGAACCATTCCTGCTGGGGCATAACCCATGCCGCCCAATTGATTCGCCACCGACATGCTGGTACCGAGTTTAATTTGGTGCTCAGCCAGCTTTTTAATTTGTGGTTCGGTCATATCCGCCGTTACCATCTCCACCGCTTCGGCCAATGTTTTGCGGGTGTCTTCATCTAGCGATTTAATGCTTTCAGATTCTGCCAACAATGTTGTAAAAATGGCTTGGTTGGCGGTGAGCGTTTCGGCTAATTTAACGGCGCTGGCTGCTTTTGTTTGCTCTCGCTTATCTAGCAGTGCATTAATATCACCTTCGGATAATTGAGCCCCACCTTCTGGCGCGGTGATGGATAAATTAACCGTGCCGTGATCTTGCTCAGACAGCGTTTTACCTGTTTGCTCAAATTGAGCATATAAGCCTTGAATTTTGGCTTCGTCTTCGCCTAATGTTTTGGCCGTTTCTTCAAACGCGCCCACCAATTGGGTCACAATGGGCTCAGATAGTTTAAAGTTTGACAGTGCAGTGGTTAATGATAGTAATAATGCTTGTAAGTTCATGTTTGCCTCTTCAGCTAGTTTTTTAAGGAGTTCCGGGTGTATTAGTACCGGTTGGGGCTGGCCTTCGGAAAGTCGCACGGGGTCCAGGTGTTTAATAACGGGTCTCACGGTTAAACCTGCGCCCAGTAAGGTTGGCCCATGTTCAAGTCCGGCTTCGTTATCTTTAAAATTTTGGTGAAATTCAGCAGACAGGTATTGAAAACCTCTATCTTTAACGGCTTTAATGCCGTACTCTGTCCACTCTACTGCGGCGCATAATCGGTTACCTTTTACAGACAGGTTAACCACTTTGGCTGCTGCGCCATCGTCTGGCCTATGCGCCACATCTATAAAAATATCCTGCCCGTAGGCGTTGTTTTTAAAGTTGCTAACCATGGCCAGCAGCATGTCTTTGCTAATTTCAAACTCGCCATAGCGTGGGTCGGTAAAAATACCTGTGCGCGTAATGGTCACTATGCTGGTGCGCTTACCTTCGGCCAGCGCTAGTTTTTGTTCGCTAACAAACCGAATAACCCCTTCAGGGGCCTTGGCAGATAATTTAATAATGCGGTCTATTTTCATAATGTCATTTTTTTGATCCATAAAAAAAGCCCCCAGCTCTCGTGTTAGGAAAACTGGGGGCTTATCGCTTAATGGTTCGCGTGATGCCTTTTAAATGTGAGTTTAACTATAGCGCGTTATAGCGGAGCATAAATACCCTAAATGTTGCTCCGTTTCTTAAATTCCTTGTTCAGATACTTTTAAGGTGTCGTGAAATTCTTTATTAATGCTTGATGATGCATTGCTTAATTCAACGATTAAATAATAATCGACGGCATCCAATGCCGCCATTTCAGCCGGGGTAATGCTAACGATATAGCGCGAGTTATCTGCGTTTTGGTCGGTAATGGTTTTTTCAATGGCTTTAATAGCGCCCGATATGCCACCGGACTTTAACTTAACCACCAACTTGCACACCCAATCTACTGCAAAATTTTGCTCTACTCCATCCAGCTTAAGCCCGTATTTAACCGATAACGATTCACCTTGCCTTTTATTAAACACTGCCATCTTCAATCCTTTCTGTTTCTTGTACGCTGGCAACACGCTCAGCGCTACTTTTTGCTAATTGCTCGTGCATTAGCTCGGCCTCTTTATCGCTAAGCTCTTCCACCAGGCATTCAAGCATGACTTCATCGGCCACGTAGTCGCCTTCTGCAATAACCAGCTTAGAAACACCACTGGCCATGCCTCGGGTGATCATCGTCACACCCGCACCCGCTCAAATGCGTTAGCTTCAGTCGCGTTACCGGCTTTGTCTTTTAAATCAAACCGCATTAGTTCGGTTGTATTATCGGGCTTATAAAAAATCATTTGGTTGCCCGTGATAACCCATGCGCCTTCTTCAATACTTCTTATTAACTCAACATCGGTTATTAGTGAGACAGCCCGTGCCTCAGACCAAACCGCTTGTGCTATTTGCTCTACCGTAGGGCATGAGCCACCACCAGACGGAATGTAAATTAGCGCTAAGTCACCGTCTAATAATTCGCTTTGCTGGGTGTCCTGAATATCTAGCACGCTCGATAAACTTAAATCAATGTTATCTAGCGTTTCAATTTGCTGTAAATCATCAATGGATAATTGCGTTTGCAAACTGAGCACAATACTATCCAGCGTTTCAGTTGAAGCGCTATCGTGAATGACCAGCACGGATGATTGCGTTAAGTCGATATTGTCTAAGCTTTGCGCTTGATTTATGTCATTTATTGACAGCGTGGAGGCTAATATTAATGCCACGTTATCGAGCGATTCTGTTTGATGCGTGTTGTTAACATCTAAAACAGACGATAGCGCTAGCTCGACGTTATCTAATAATTCAGTTTGGTTGGTATCGGCTATGTTTAGCGTGCTTTGTGTTGTTAGCGTTATGTTATCTAGTGATTCGGTTTGTGAGGTGTTTTGAATGACTAGGGTTATGCCAACAGGCGTTGGCGGTTCTACAAACCCAAGCGCAACGGTGCCAAGGGCGTGACTACCCAGCGACATTATATTGCCTCAAGTTCTGCAATAATTGCATTAGCAACGTTTTCGCATTGTTTCCAATCCGTTAATGCATTAATTTGTGCATTTGCTTTGTCTTCTAGCGCTGCGATATGAGCACCAGCCGTTTTCCAGCTTGTTGCACTTGCGTTCCAAGTGCTAGCTACCTGCGCTGCGGTTTCTAATGTCTCATCCATCCGCGCTTGCATATAAACACCTATTGACGCATCTATGCCAAACTGTGCGGCTTCTTGCGCTTTGAAAATATACTCCGCGTCTTTACCCGCTGCTTGTGTCACAAATTTTAAGCGCTTTTTGGCAGATGCTGCTTTAACTAGAGCTAGAGCGTCTTTTTTAGATTTTGGCAGCGGGTCGTAGCTATCGATAATCAATTGAACAGCCAAATCATTCGAGGTTATCCAAGTACCGTTTTTCTGAACTATCGTGAATCCTTGCCGCTCTATCTCAGCAAGCATTAGATTGCCGTAATTTTCGTTTATTGTAATCATTGTAATCCTATTGGTCCTCGTGAAGCGGTATTGCTCCCATTTAAAATAAATTCTGCTGGTAACGCCCCCGTAACACCCGACATATAGGGTGCTAGGTTTCCGCCATTCGAAGCAAAGGACCGCAGCATAGGACTATCCATGTCCTCCGCATTCATTGTGTAATACCTCAATATTGAAGAGTCTGTGACAGTAGCTTGATAATAAGTACCTGCCCCCAAACGTACTGGAGAAACTAATGATTGCGTTTTAGTCCCTGCGACCCCTACTGATGAACTCATATCAGCTGTAGTCGCCACTAGATTGCGCGGTCTACCCTCAGCATCCGTATCGTAGATACCCATAATAAACCTTGTTGCAGCTTGGTCTCCTGTACTGATACGGACAAGAAGTGATGATATTTTTGTTGGCTTAGTTAGCGTAAAAACCTCTGTGTGGATTCTGTCTGGAACAGGGGCAGGTCCGTTATTCCAGCAGGCAGCACCTCCCGCCCCATCACCTACGTGATGATCCCCTGTCGCCGGATCACTGTAATCCCCTCGTTTTACTCTAAACTCACTCTGCGCGACAGTGTCGCACTTAATTGTATGCGTTCCAGCGCTCAACGCTATGTTCGTGCTAGGGTTCTTATCAACTGCCGACGCTGTGCTATTCCAGCTGTCATTTCGAGTGAATGTATTAGCTGTTTTATCAAATGTGTAAACACCCGCAACTTTAGTCACCCCGTCTGCATCTGCTACTACGCACGAATAAAGTCCACCATCTTCTGCATTACCTGTTTTACCAAACGCGTTATGCCCGGCCAACGCACCTGTTAGCGTTAATACATCGCCTGTGCCGGTGCACGTTTCGCCTGTCATGTTTAAAAACATATTACACTCCATTCTCTTAGATCAAAAAGCTGTGCTTTCTCTGGCTGATGCTTTTGCTTTGCACCGATTGCCACTCGGTAATCCTGAATCACAATCACGTCTAATTTAACGCCGCTTTCATGCGTTAGTGTTAGCTCGTCGCCC